CCTTGGGCGCCTACTCTGTATGCTACATGTCATGTACTGTGAGATGGCACCGACATTATGTTGGGAGAGCAACAACAATTGTAATTATATTAACATGAGTAACCCCTTTACAAATCAATGACAGTTAAGCATCTAAAATTAAACGAAACACTTATATTAACGTGCTTGTTCAATGATGAATGTCAACTTGAAATTGAGATGAGAGGATTAGCCCATGATTGTTGGCTCAAGTATAAAACAGATTTCCAGAACTGTTTACGCGTTCACGGAAAAGAGTATACACTAAATAGGTATAAGAGTGCCTACCAATTTCTTAGTAGGTACCTCCTAAATCTAAATCCCATTCCTCTTGAATGGACTAAAATTGATCGAAACGGTTTGCCAAAGACACTTTGGCCCTTGAGACCATTAATTAATCACACTGATGGCAATTGTAATAACAAATGCATTCGCATGAGTTTAATCATAACAAGGATATACGAATCGATTCATTTAAATCCACATCCTAATTACTTACCGATTATATCTCCAGGTAAAGAACTTAATGATGAGTTTCTTCAAAATTTTGAAGAGTTTACTCAGAATTGGTTCAAGAACCTTTATGAGAGAAATCAGAGTTTAACTAGGATAAGTACAAAGATAGACAAAGTAATTTCATCAACAAAGAAAGGACCAAATGGACCTGCCTTAGTGATGTCACACTATGACTCAGTTCCAGTCGTGAATGATACTAAGTTATTCAAAGCGATATCAGAGGTAAACACATTATGTGGAAACCAATGGATCACTAAGATGATTAAGTTACACTATCGAAAAGAGCTGCCTTGTTCCAACCTCACCCACTCACGCATCAACTATGTTGCTGAAGGTGGGGGTAAGACAAGAATCTTTGCAATTGGCGACTATTGGTCACAAATGTCTTTAAAAGGTATACACAACTTCCTAATGGAAGTATTGCGTTCCCTTAAAACAGATGCGACTCATGATCAAAATAAAGGTTTTGAAAGAGTACTTAAGGAATCAAATGGCAAGCAAGCTTGTTCATACGATCTCTCAGGTGCCTCAGACAGAATCCCACTTAAACTTCAGAAGATCGTGATTAAACACGCCTTCAATAATGAAGATTTGAGTGAATCTTGGTCAACAATAATTGCTGATAGGAAATTCCAAACCCCAGAAGGTCAAAAGATAAGTTGGGAAGTTGGTCAACCGTTAGGTTTACTATCCTCCTGGCCCTCATTTGCCTTGTGGCATCACGTCTTCGTACAGTATTGCGCCTTCAGGTGTAATATAGGTACTTTCCGGGAATACGAAATACTCGGAGATGATGTGGTAATTTGGAACAAAGCTGTGGGTGACATTTACTCGGCTTTGATGAGTGAAATTGGTATTCCAATCAACGAAACTAAGTCAGTAATATCGTGCAACAACAACACTCAGGTTGAATTCGCTAAGCGGATCGCCCTAAATGGAGTTGAATTATCGGGTCTAAATTATAACGTTGTCAACAAAAGTGAATTGAAATTTGTAAATCCACTCTTAGAGTCAATGTTTGATAGAAACCTTTTAACGC